AAACTCAGATTTTAGTGATTTTGACTTTGAAGGGTCTAATTTTTCAGTTTTAATTGATACTTTAGCGTATAATACTTACATAACTGCTGTTAACTCCAATTTGGTTGTTAATGAGTCGTTTTTAGATTCTGCAACAGTAAGAGAAAATGTAGTTTCACTCGCAAGAAACATTGGATATGTTCCTAGATCAAAAACTGCAGCAAAAGCAACTGTAGATATAATAAATATTGCATCTGCAGATACAACACAACCCTCTTCAGTGACCCTCAAAGCAGGTCTAGTGTGCATTGGTTCAGGTAATAACATAACATATACATTTTCGATTCCAGAGGATATAACTACCACTACAACAACAACATTTGATACCGATAATAATGTTACAGGATATACAGCTAATTTTAGTTCGATTGAAGTTTTACAAGGTACATATTTAAAAAAATCATTTACCGTTGATGGATCTTTAGATCAAAGATTTATATTAGACAACCCATCTATCGATACATCAACAATTGTAGTTTTTGTAAGGGATAGTAATCAAGAAGCAGACAAAGGAGTGTTATTTACGAAAGTAGATAATATTTTAAACATTAAACCAACATCATCAACATTTTTACTTCAAGAAGTTCAAGATGAAAGGTATGAACTTCTCTTTGGTGATGGTATTTTTGGTAGAAAATTAGAAAATGAAAAAACTATAGATGTTAGTTACATAATCACTGATGGAAAAGATGGTAATGGTCCATCATCGTTTTCATTTGCAGGAACGATAGAAACTTCTAATGGATCTTCTGCTGTTTTAACTACTACTCCCACTGTAAGAGTGATCTCAGGTGCTTCTAATGGCGGTGATATTGAGTCTATAGACTCTATTAAGTATTTTGCACCTAGACTTTACTCATCACAGTACAGGGCGGTTACAGCAAGAGATTATGAGGCAATAATACAACAAATTTATCCAAATACTGAAAGTGTTTCAGTAGTTGGTGGAGAAGAAATTGATCCACCTCAATTTGGAACTGTCTTTATTACAATAAAACCTCAAAATGGTGATTTTGTATCAGATTTTGACAAAAATAGAATTTTATCAGATTTAAAAAACTATTCTTTAACAGGAATTAATCAAAAGATACTAGATCTTAAAATTCTTCATATTGAATTGGAATCTTTCATCTATTATAACTCCTCAAAGGTTAAAGATATAGATGGATTAAAAACAAATGTAATTAATGGTCTAACAAAATACTCTAAATCTACTGAAATTAATAAATTTGGTGGTAGATTTAAATATAGTAAAGTTTTGACTGTAATTGATAATATAGAAGACTCTATAACTTCAAATATTACAAGAATACGAATTAGAAGAAATTTAAACGCACTTATAAATCAATTTGCACAATATGAAATTTGTTTTGGTAATCAATTTAACGTTAAACCTGAGGGTTTAAATATTAAAAGCACTGGATTTACAATATCTGGCGAATCTTCAATTGTATTTTTCACAGACACTCCAAATACTGATAAAAAAACAGGAGTTATCTCTATTGTTAGAAGAGAGAGTGTTAACAATCAAAGAATAGTTATAGTTGAAAATGCAGGAACTGTAGATTACATAAAAGGTGAGATTAATTTAACAACAATTAATATAACCTCAACAGAAAGACAAAATAATATTATAGAAATTCAAGCTTTCCCAGAATCAAATGATGTTATCGGACTTCAGGATTTATACCTAAAATTTAACATTGCTGACAGCACGATAAATATGGTTAAGGACACTATTTCATCAGGTGATCAAATATCTGGTGTCGGGTTTAAGGTTACATCAAGTTACACAAACGGAGAATTAATAAGGGGATAATATGATAAGCACTGGTATTGATAAAAGAGTTAAAGTTCAACAAATAATTGAAAATCAACTCCCAGAATTTATTTTATCTGAAAGTCCAAAAACTGCAGACTTTTTAAAACAATATTATATTTCTCAGGAATATACTAGTGGTCCTATAGACTTAGTAGATAATCTTGATCAGTATTTAAAATTAGATAACTTAACACCCGAAGTTATTAAAGGGCATACTAATCTTTCAGTTGGCATTGGAACTGCAGATAAAACTATATCAGTTACATCTACAAAAGGATATCCAAATGAATATGGTCTTTTAAAGATTGGTGATGAAATTATAACTTATACTGGAAGTACAACAAATAGTTTTACTGGATGTGAGCGTGGATTCAGTGGAATAACATCATATAGAGATATTAATAATCCATCAGAGATAATTTTTTCAGACTCCTCTGCAGGAACTCATGTTACAGGATCTAAAGTACAAAATTTAAGTGCATTATTTTTACAAGAATTTTATAAAAAATTAAAAATTGTATTTACACCTGGATTAGAAAACTCTGATTTTGTATCAGAATTAGATGTAAATAATTTTATAAAAGAAGCAAGAACCTTTTATGAAGCAAAAGGTACAGAAGAATCATTTAGAATTTTATTTAATATTTTATATGGAGTAAATCCAAAGGTAATTGATCTAGAAAAATACTTAGTAAAACCATCTTCGGCAAGATACGTAAGACGTGAAAGAATAGTAGCAGAGAAATTATCTGGAAATCCTTTAAAATTACAAGGACAAACAATAACCAGATCGACAGATTCAGAAACTACTGCTTCAATTTCTGAGGTTGAGCAATTAACTGGAGTAAGTGGAATATCTACTTCAAGTGAATATTTTATTTTGGATATATTTGTTGGTTTTAATGATGAAGAATTTATAACTGGAATTTTTGATGTAACAGGTAAAACTAAAGTCGTTAAAGATATAAGTAAAAATTCAAAAGTCATAACAGTTGATTCTACTATTGGTTTTGGTGCAACTGGTACTGTAATTTGCGGATTTAATACTAATATTCAGTATACCGACAAAACTGTAAATCAATTTTTAAATTGTTCTAATATTGATAGTGATATATCTTTAGGTGATAATCTAATTGCAGACGATAATGTTTTTGGATTTGAAGATGGAGATTTAACTAAAAAAGTTGAATTGAGATTAACTGGAGTTTTAAAAGAATTTATTCCTTCCGTTAGTAATAAACTTTCTTTAGAAGGTGAAACAATTACTGTTAAAAGTATTGGAGAAATAATTGAAAATCCTAATATTGATAAAACTCAAAAAGAAATATTTGCAAACTCTTGGATTTATAATACATCTAGCACTTATGATACTGAGGAAACAATTAGTGGTAAAATATCAACTTTTAAATTAAGGTCAACAATTGAAGACTCAAGTTTAAAAAAAGGTGATACGATTCAATTTATAAAGAAAACTAGTGATCCATTTTCTTTAGGAAGAGTTATTGATACTGCAACAATTAGCGGTATATCCAAACAAAATAATACTGTAACACTTAATAAACAAATATCAGATAATGGACAAAATCTAGGAATTTCAACTCAATATTCAATTAGAAGAGTTCTTAAAACAGCGTCTAGTGCGAACGATCTTCTTGAATTTACAGATTTAACATCAGATGTTCAAAATGTATACAATGAATCTGATGAAAATTTATATGTTGCGAGTGGATCACTGCCATCATATCAAATTACTAAAAATATTGGTATATCTGGTATTTCCTCAGTAGTTGAAAACGACACAATACAAGATAAAAATACAATAACTGACAAATATTCAACAATAGCGTTTGACGATCCTGTTCCGTTTATAACAGGAGATAAGATATTTTACGAACCTAAATCAAATCCACTAGTTGGTATATCTTCAGGATTTTATTTTGTAAAAAATGTAGATGGAACAAAGAATAAAATAAAATTATTTCAATCACCTGCTTTTATTGCATCAAATTCTTTCATTGAGTTTGGTGTTCCAAAAGATGTAAATACACAACATAATTTTATTTTAGCTGATCATTATGATAAAAAAATTACGTCGCAAAAGTTATTAAAGAAATTTCCAATAGATGTTAAACAAAATTTAGGTAAAAATGTAAAAACAATTCCTGGTTCAGTAGGAATGTTAAAGGATGGTACTGAAATTGAAAATGGTAGATCTACTGATAGTATTTTTTATGGTTCAATAAGTAATTTTTCATGTGTTGGGTTTGGAACTAACTATGATATTATTAATCCACCATTAATAGATATAGTTTCTTCAGGATCAACACCAGCACTAGCAAGTCCTGTTATAAGTGGTGATATTAGAGAAA